CGGAATGTACGCACGATATGGTGTAAACGCGCCATCGGTTATGGCGTACTCTGAGAAGCCCGGCATAAAGCCCCTCTTTGCAAGCATATTTGGGCTGAACACTCCGCAAGAGGACTTGCGCCTTGGACTTGGTCAGCCCGTCTACGACAGCAAGGGAAATCTCAGGGGCGAACTTAGCACCAACGCATTCGGCGGCGTGGTGTACGGGGGCAACAGATTTGACCCCGGTCCAGACCACCCCTACAGAAACATTATTGCGCCGGGGCCGGGACACGGCGGTTACGACAGTTCACACGAAAATCAGATAGACATTGAGGAAATGTATGCAAGGCGGGAGTTAGTCCCGCCAAAGGGAGACAAAGAGTGTCCCGACGGGTACATCTTTGATGAAGATTTGCAGGCGTGCCGCCTCGACACGCGCAGCGGGACAACACCTCCTCCCGGTACGACGCCGCCACCTCCCGGTGCGCCCGGTGTTCCCGGCGCGCAGTATGCGAGGATGGGGCTGCTGGACGTGGCCCCAGAGGGCTTGATGGGCTTCCAAGAGCGCTACGGCTCAGGCTTTGGCACACCGGCAGACTTTGGTGCGGCGAACCTTGCTTTCCGACAGCAAGGTGCTATATCTCCAGAATATTATCAGACACCCCCGAAACTGACAGGGTACACATTGCTGGGATGAACGAGGGCAAGACACGGCAGCGACAGGCTCGCGCCGAAAAAGCCGCAGCGTTGCTGCGAAACGAACTTTTTGTTGAGGCGTTTGAGTTCCTCGACGAGCAGTTTGTCGACGCTTGGAAGACATCCGGCATCGACGATGAAGAGGCGCGCGAGAAGCTATTCCAACTGATGCAGGCACTTAACGCGGTCAAGGGGTACTTCCAGAGCGTTGTCGAGGATGGTAAGCTGGCACAAGCGCAGCTTGACGAATTTAAGCGGTACAGCCGCGTAAACTAGGAGTTTTTTTTATGTCCGACAATCCGCAAGGAACCGGCCCCATTTCTTTTAATGATGCAGTTTCTCTTCTGAACACACCCGCACCGGACACCGTGACAGAAGAGCAGGTCGAGGCACAAGAGCCTCAACAGCCTGAGACCGAGGCGTATGAGCCGGAGACGGAGAACGCAGACGCGACCGTCGAAGAGGATTACGAGGAGGACGACGAGGGCGAAGACGCCTACGAGGCGGATGACGATGACGAGTACGAAGAGGAGCCTGTCCAGACCTACACCGTGAAGGTGGACGGTCAGGAACTAGAGGTAGACCTTGACGAACTTCGGAGTGGTTACTCGCGGCAGCAGGCGTACACTAAGCGTTCGATGGAGTTAGCCGAGCAGCGCAAAGCCTTTGAGGCAGAGCAAGCTGAGACGAAACAACTTCGAGACGCTTACGCGCAGCAACTTGATCAAGTGGCTGCCCAAATCCATCAGGCAACCCATCAGGAACCTGACTGGAGAGCATTGGCCGAGACGATGACCGAACGTGACTTGTTTCTGGCGAAGACCGATTGGGACCAGCAGAAGGAATACCAGAAGCAGGTCGAGGTCGAACGTCAGCGCATCGCGGCGGAGCAATCTCGCGAGCAAGAGCAGAACCTACGCAAGCACTTAGAAGTGCAGCGTGGCGAAATGCTTAACCGCATCCCTGCGTGGCAGGATGAGGACACTCGCGACGCAGAGCGCAAGGAAGTGATTTCCTACGCTCAGAAGCGGATCGGGTTTAGTGAAGAGGAGGTTGCAAACGCATCTGATGCGCGCGCGATAGAACTTCTCTACAAGGCGTGGCGTTGGGACCAGCTTCAAGACAAAGCCCCCGCCGCCAAGAAACGCACCCGCAAAGCACCAAAGATGGCCAAGGCAGGGCGACCAAAGACCAAGCGCGAAGTTGCTACCCGTTCTCAGCGTGATGCCCGAAAGCGCTTTGAAAGCGCCGGAACGGTGGACGCTGCTGTTGAGTATCTAATGGGCCGAAAGTAGCCCGCAAAGAAAGGAAAAGGTTATGACAACCTTCGCAACCGCCGCAGCAATCGGCGAACGTGAACAGCTTGCCGATGTAATTTATCGGATCGATCCCGCAGAAACGCCAATATTTTCAAACGTTAAGAAGGAAACTTCTAACGGCATCTTCACCGAGTGGCAGGTTCAGGAATTGGCTTCAGCCAGCACCTCGAACTATCACAACGAAGGTGCAGACACGGCGACCGCTGCGGCCACGCCGACAGCGCGTGTGGGTAACTACCACCAGATTTCCAAGAAAGTCTTCGCGACTTCTGGCACTCTGGACGCGGTAGACACTGCCGGTCGTGAGCGTGAACACAACTACCAGAAGGTGCTGAAGGCACTGGAACTGCGCCGCGACATCGAAAAGATGATTGGCGACACAGACGTTGCTCGCTCTTCTTCTGAGCCACGCAAGTCGGCGTCGCTGTCTTGCTGGATGACCAACGGTTCTGTTGGTGCTGGTTCTGGTGCTTTCGCCACTGGCGACGGTACTGACGCCATCACAAACGGTGACGACCGCGCACTGACGCTCGCCCTCATTGAGGACGCGCAGCAGGACGCTTGGACCGATGGTGGTAACCCACGCATGATGGTCATGTCGGCCACTAACAAGGCGAACTTCTCGGACCTGTCCGCGACTGGTAACCTTGTCAGCAACGACGTGAACATGACTGCCGCCAAAGAGGTCTCCTATGTCGGCTCGACTTCGGTCTTTATGGGCGACTTCGGCACCGTTGAGGCGACACCGTCTCGTCAGCTTGGGAATGACCGTATCTTCCTGATCGACCCGGACTTCGTGTCACTCTGCACGCTTAACGGTCGTAACTTCCTTGAGGAAGATTTGGCCAAGACTGGCGACGCAACCGACACGCACATCCTGTGCGAGTGGGCGCTCAAGCCAACTGCTCCGAAGGCGCACGCCGCGATCTTCGATCTCAGCGGTTCCTAATCTAGCTAAGGGGGCGGCTTCGGCTGCCCCCTTCTCTATGAGGGCAAAATGAAGCGATATCTATACACCGACCCGCGCACCCGCAAGGAAGTCACCCTGCAACAGAACAGCGACGGGTCTTCTGTTATTGAACAGCGGCAGGAATTTGGCGGCCTGCTCAAACTTAACAAGCAGATGTCGGGCGACTATCAGCCCGGCTCAATGATCGGCAACACGCAGCGCCACATGCAGCATGTGGCGGAAATCCCAAACGTGGTGTACAATCACTTGCTGGAGAAGTTTGGCCCGATGCGCGAAAATCCAAAGGCGTGGAAGGCTTGGCTGAACGACAGTGAAAACCGGGCATTCAGAACGGGCGGCGGACATTTATAATGGCGATTTCGACCTACACCGAATTGAAGACGGCGATAGCCAACTTCCTCGCGCGTGACGACCTGACCAGCGTCATCCCCGACTTTATCCAGCTTGCCGAGGCGACGATGTCTAGCGAACTGGAGACACGGTCTCAGAAGAAGCGCGCCACGGCAACGCTGACCAGCGGCGACGAATACATTGCGCTGCCGACAGACTTGCGCGAGGTGCGCGAGGTCAAGCTGAACACGACACCGCTGACGGTCCTGACCTATTACAGCCCGGTCGCGCTGGACAGCAACTTCTCATCCGGCGGCGTCGGCAAGCCGAAGGGCTTCAGCATTATCGGCGACGAGATGAAGATGCGCCCTGTGCCGGACGACAGCTACACCGCCGAGATTATCTATATCGGGTCGATCACGGCGCTGTCCGACAGCAACGCCACAAATAATATCTTGACCCGCTCGCCGGATGCCTACCTATACGGATCACTCGCAGAGGCGTATGCTTACCTGCTTGATGAACAGCGTGCGTCGCAGTATCTGCAACGCTTCAACCTCGCCCTTGAGCAGATCAAGGTCGATGAGCAGCGCGCGCATTACGGCACGGGTTCGCTGCAAATCAGCAGTATTTACGCCCGTCAAAACGCAGCAGTGGAGAGTTAAACAATGTCTGCAATGAGTGATTACTTAGAGAACAAAATCCTAGATCACGTTCTCGGAACAGCGGCTTACACCCACCCATCGACGGTCTACATCGGACTTTCGACTGGGTCGTTTGCTGACGACAACAGCGGCACCGAACTGACCGGCAACAACTACAGCCGCGTCTCGGCTGCGTTTGATGCGGCTTCTGGCGGCACGACCGACAACACCTCGGCGATTGAGTTCGCTGCGGCGACAGGGTCGTGGGGTAGCGTCTCGCACTTTGGTATCTTCGATGCGGCGTCATCCGGTAACCTGCTTATTCACGGCGCGTTTACCACAGCGAAGACAATCGCATCGGGCGACGTTCTGAAAATCGCAGCGGGTGATCTCGACGTTACAGCAGCGTAGGTGCTGTTGTGGCGATCACGAAGCCGAACCTAGATCAGCTTACCGGATCGATTGACGCCTTTGTCGGCTCTTTCGATACGGACGCTGATCTGCTTCGTGCGGATTTTACCAAAGAGCCGACCCTCGAAGAACTGGACAGCATTGTCGGCAGCCTCGACAACGCCGACGCCTTTGGCGATCTCGACAGCCTCTCGTTTGACTTCTTCTCTGTCGCGGCCAGCGTAACCGGCGCGGCAAGCGTCAACGCGCAAATCCAGTTCAGCGTCCCGTTTGACGGCGCTGCGGCGATTGCGATCACGCAGTCCACAGACGCGCAGCGCGTCCAGCATATGTCCGGTTCCGCCAGCGTCGCGGTCACGACAACGGGCGACGCCAAGCGCGTCCAGTTTGTTGACGGCGCGGCCTCCACTGCGGTCACGACAACATCTGGAGTGGACCGGCTTCGCGGCTTTGATGCGGCGGTATCTGTTGCCGCCACCACCGCCGCAGCCTTTGGGCGCGTCAGGCCGTTCGA